ATACAGTTTGTACAGCTTTTTTTATTGGCATTTTAAATGATTGGTTTATATCCATGCTAGATTGTTTGAAGTGTTCTGGAGTCACTCCATGCAAAGAATATACTTTTATATCATTTTTATTTGGATCTACTTCTACGTTGATTTTAAATATTCTAAATTTTAAACTTATTATTCGATCATCTTCTAATATACTTTTAAAAGAAACCTTGAAAGTTTCTGAGCCTTCAAATTCTATTACACCTAGAGAATCAGATGTATCTACTACAGCCATTTTAGCTGACAATGAATTTGTGAATATGTCTTCTTTAATTGAAAGAGCTGTCATAGCTGAACTTACATCCACGACACCTCCAGCATGAGTTATAGCAATAGGTGCTAATCTTTCATACTTATTGACGACTACTTCTTGTTCTGACATTATCCATTCTCTAACATAGCTTCTCTTAGTAGTTCAAATGCTGTACCAGAAACTCTATTGTCTACTAATTTTATTGATCGCTTAGCCTCATTTTTTTCGACTTCAAAATCATATTGTCTTACTGCTGTATATTGACCCTGAACTATTTTACTCCAACTTTGTGAACCTGTATCAAAGGTATCTTTAGAAATAATTGTACCTTTTGTATTGTGCTTGTAATGAACTATATTTGTTGTACTTGTAGTATCTTGTGCTGCTTCTATTGATCCATACTTATCAATTACTAAGTTATTTAATTGTTCATTTGTTAATGGCCAGTCATAATATGGATCAACAATATCGTTAGCTAAAAAGATAAGCCAAGTATAATTTACGTTTCCATAATATGCATTAGCAATAATATCTGGTCTCTCTCCATCTTTTACAACATAGTCGTAAATAATATTTGGATTGTTTAATATTTTATTTTTTATAATAGGTCTAGTAATTAAGTTCCTAGCTATTTTTGTTGCATACTCTATACTTGGTATGTTTGCAAAGTATCCTCTAACAGCCATTTATCCTACCTTTCTTCTCTGTAATTGCTGATAGTCTTCTGCAGTCCATATTTCTGTTTCTTGGAATTCAAGTTGTAAATCAACTCTTGTTGGAGCAGCAGTTTTTGCAAATAATAAGTTATCTCCTTCTGGTTGATAGTTAACTTCTATTCCAGTTATAGCACATCTTTTAAAGTAGTGTAAGTTTTCTTGAACACCAGCATAAAATAAATCTACTTGGTTTGGATAATTTAAGAAAAAATTAGCTCCGTTTCCATCTGTCTTTTGTTCTGGATGAGCCATCTCTTGAATTTTTTGTATTATAAATTTTAATTGTTTTGATTCATCTCTACTTTGTGGTGCCAGTTTCCATTGTAGTGTAAAGGTTTTAAGGTCTACTTGTTTAAATAATAATACTACGTGAGGATTTATAACATTTCCAAAAGCCTGGTCTGCGGTTGCACCTAGTCCTTGTCCTAATTCATTTATAGCTTGTCTACCAGCAGCTCCTGTTGCTTGAGTTAAAGTTTTTAACAATTGCAATTCATCACTACCAGCATCAGGTACATTACCATCTGAAGTACTTAATGCTCCTCCACCTTTAAATGCATCTAGAACTTCTTGGGTTACTCCCCCAATGGCTCCACCAATAACTCCTAACTCATCCTGGTTATATTTCATTCCGGACTTATCAACTATACCAGTTCCAGGTAATGGCAATGCAATTGAACACACTATATCATCTATAGGTGCACCAATAAATCCCATTTTAAATTTTACGAAATTCATCACAAATGAATGCTTTCCAAGATCCAATGGAAATGCAAATGCATCTACTGAAGTTATTTCTCTTGCTTTATCAGCAATATGCTCATCCGGAAATGTTGTTCCGTGATATCTTCTACCTGCTTCAAAGTTTACGTCATCTTGACCTGACATCTATGTTCCTCTATAAATACCCTTATGGCTTATTCTGGAAAATTTGTACCTCACAATCCAAAAAAATATAAGGGCGATCCTTCTAATATTATTTATAGAAGTTTGTGGGAGTTCAAACTAATGAAATACCTAGATTCTCACAGTCAAATAGTAAATTGGTCATCTGAAGAGTTTTGTATACCGTATAGAAGCCCCATTGATAGGAGAATGCACAGATATTTCCCAGACTTTTGGGTAGAAAAAGATAACGGAGAACAATTAGTTATAGAAGTTAAGCCTAAACAACAACTAATTCCACCTAAAAAAGGAAAGAGACAGACAGTAAAATACTTGAGAGAGATGAGAACATTTGCAGTAAATCAAAGAAAATTTGAAGTAGCACAGGAGTTTTGTAAGAATAAAGGTATGAAGTTTATGATAATGACACAAGATGAATTAGGAGTTATTGGATAATGCCAGCATATTTCTTTCAAAGAGCAGTAAAGATGACAGGCGAAGAATTCGATTTTGAGTTCAAGTCTATGAGAGAAATGTATAAAAAGTTTGAAGGTGATCCTATCAAACGAATAAGAGAGCTTGGAGAAGAAGAGGCTAAAAGTAGTCCTAATCAATTATTACAGAGCGCAGGTAGAACAAAAAGACTTTTGCCTGGTAGAATGTATATGTTTAATTATAGGAACCCTATATCAAAAGCTAGTGCTGATTATTATGACATGTATCCTGTAGTATTAGTTATGAATGTGTATACACAGAAAGACTATTTTCAAGGATTAAACTTTCATTACTTGCCTCCAATATATAGAGCAGAGCTAATGGATCAGTTATTTCAATATGTAATGAACTCTGGAACACAGGGTGATGAACTGTCTACAACTATAAGGGCTAAGTTAGAACCAAGAATAAATTACGAGTTTATGAAGAAAAGAAGGAACCTTATGTCATTTAAACCTTTGTTTAAAAGATATAATATGAATAACGTAATTGGGCAGTATCTATATGTTCCGCCCAAGGCTTGGGACTTTATTATGATGATGCCTTTGGCGCGTTTCAGGAAAGCTGGCATAAATAGAGTATATAGAGATTCGTTAACAGATCGAAGAAGAAGAAATCAATAATGGCAAAAATAGCAGATATAGCAAAAACAATATTTAACTTAGGCAAAGGTGTTGGTCTTGAGAAGCCACGTGTGGGTGGTCAACAGAAATTCAACTTAGATAAGTTTAAAGGAGCGTTGCAACAAGACAATTCATTAATGCGTGCTAATAGATACGTTGTAACTATTTATCCAGGACCAGGATGGACATGGATAAGTGATCAAGCTGAGCAATTACAATTTTTCTGTGATGCAGTTAATATTCCGGGTGTTACCATTAACCCCGCTGACATAACTAGATTAGGTATTGGTACTTTTGATAGAAGACCTGGTAGAATGTTACCGTCAGAAATATCAGCAAGTTTTATGCTAGATCAAAATGGAAAAAATTTAAACTTCTTTCAAACATGGGTAACCAATATTGTCAATATGGATGCACGTTCGATTAATTCTGAAAAAGGCGGAGCTTTATATGGTGAGCAATATTACAGAGATAACTATATTGCTAGGATGGACATAGCAACGTATGATGTTTCTGCTAATAAAATTTTAACTTTAACCGCCTATGAAGTATGGCCAAACGTACTTGGTGATGTTACAGTTGGATGGGCTCAGAACGATGAGTTCGCAAGAGTTCAGGTAAACTTTCAATTAAGATACTGGACTACAGATTTACAAGATGGACCTGACCCTGCAAGCGATAGAGCTCTAGGCGGGTTTGAAAGATTGATAAGATTAGGAACTGCTGGACAGTCTTTAATCTCAACTATGAGTACTCCTAACAATGTAGGAGATGCTATAAATATAGTAAGTAATGCACAGACCTTCCTAGGAGCACTAGGTGGGAAAAGTTAAATAATGGAGAAATATAATGGCTTTACCAAAAATTGATACACCTACGTATGAGTATACATTACCTGTTTCACAAATACCAATAACTTTTAGATCGTTCTTAGTTAAAGAAGAAAAATTATTATTGGTTGGAAAGGAATCAAGTGTTGCTCAACAAATAAATGCTATGAAGCAGGTTATTAGTAATGTTGTAATAACACCCGAAGAATTAGATATTGAATCGCTACCAGCGGTTGATTTAGAAATGCTCTTTATACAACTTAGAGCTAAATCAATACAAAATGTAGTTGAACTTCAATATAGAGATAAGGAAGATAATGAGCTTTATAAGTTCAATGTAGATTTAGAAGAACTTGAACCTACTATCTATCCTGATCATGCAAATGAAATTGAGTTAGACGACAATCTGACTATTGAGTTAAGAGATCCAGATATTGGACTTATGACTAAAGCTGGAATGTCGCTTGGTGAAGGTGACGTAGACAATGAAGAAATTTTTAAACTTATAGCTGGATGTCTAGTTAAGGTTTATGATAAAGAAAATGTTTATGATGACTTTACTGTAAAAGAGGCAATTGATTTTGTAAAAGGTTTTGATATAAAAAGATTTGAAAAGTTAAAAGAATTTTTTGATACTTTGCCAAGACTTACATACGAACTCAACTATACAAACAAAATGGATAATAAAAGAAAAATTGTACTCAATGGAGTAAGCGATTTTTTTTAATATTGCTG